ATGGCTAAAGTTAAATTCCTGCATTTTGAACCAAGACCAAAACCTAAAAAAAGAATAAGAACCCACAAGAAAAATCTAAACAAGGACGAAAAACGTTCTTACAAAAAATATAATAGACAAGGACGTTAAATGAAATTTATTTTAGCATTTTCTATATGCTCTGCAATATCAGGTTACTGTAACAACACAGCAACTTTACCTACAGAGTTTAATTCATGGTCTGAATGCGTAGGTGCAGGTGGAAAATTTATTCAAACTTTTTCAGTAGAGATGAAAGACAGTATTGAAAATAACAAACTTTATATGAATTATTTTTGTAACGAAATTAAAAAGGAGAAAGTATAATGTCAAAACGTGGATTGTATGCAAATATAAATGCTAGAAAAAAAGCAGGAACTTCTAGACCAAAATCTAAAAGCACTATTTCACCAAAAGCTTACGCAAGAATGAAAGCAGGGTTCCCTAAGAAGAACTATGGCTAACAGAAATTATAAAGCTGAGTACAGAAAATATCAAAGCTCAGCTAAATCTAAATTAGATAGAGCATCTAGAAATGCCGCTAGACGTAAATTAATGGCTCTAGGTGCGGTTTCTAAAGGAGATGGTAGAGACATTGATCATAGAAACAAAAATCCAAGAGATAACTCTATGTCTAATTTAAGGGTTACATCAAAAAAATTAAACAGAGGTAAATATCGTGTGGCTTAATGCTTTAGGAATGGCCTTTAAAGCAGGCTCTCATATTTTTAAACAAAGACAACAAACTAAAATGTTAATGGCAGATGCACAAATGCGTCATGCTGAAAAAATGAGTAAAGGAGAATTAGATTACTCTGGTAAATTATTAGAGGCAAGACAATCGGACTGGAAAGACGAATTTGTACTTTTAGTATTGTCGGCTCCCGTGATGGTTTTGATTTGGGCAGTTGTATCTGATGATCCTACAGCTTTAGACAAAGTAAAATTATTCTTTGAGTATTTTCAACAACTTCCATCATGGTTTACAAATTTATGGATTCTTGTTGTAGCAAGTATTTATGGAATTAAAGGAACACAAATATTTAGAGGAGGAAACAAGTAATGTGGAAATTATTTAAATATAAATTATTTAGTTGGTGGAAAAAACAATGTGATATGTTAGATGATGTAATCACTTATAAATTTCCTAACTGCAAACAAACACCTCTAGAACAAGAAAATGTTTGTCCTACTTGTCATAAAGATTTTGGTTGTCAATGTGGAGATTAATCCATGAGAGATACTAAAGTATTAGAAACTTTTAAACACAAAGTTGAAAAAGAATTAAAACAAAAAATATTAATTAAACTTTTAAAAAAAGAAGTAGAGACAGGTGCTAATGGTACCCAAAACTATGTAATTAAAAAAGGAATTAATAAAGGAAAATTAGCAAAAGATGTTTGATAAATATTTTATTTTGTTTTTAGAATTTATAGATACAGGATTAGATAAATTAATTAATAAACTAAAATTTTCTAAAAATAAAAAAAGAAAAAGATGAAAAATAATAAGTGGATTTTACCTTTTTTAGGTACAATTATTTTAGGATTATCTACTTATGTTTTAGTTACTGTAGTTGAACTTCAAGTACATCTTGGAGTTTTAACAGAAGAAATAATGTCAATAGATAAACAAATAGGAAGAATTTATAACCATATAGATAGAATGATGAAATGACTTTAAAAGCACACCAAAACCCTAGTGGTGGATTAAATCAAAAAGGTAGAGATTATTATAAGGCCAAAGGTCATAATCTAAAAGCTCCTGTAACGGGTAAAGTAAAAGCTGGATCTACTGCCGCTAAAAGAAGAAAGAGCTTCTGTGCTCGAATGGGTGGAGTTTCAGGGCCAATGAAAGATGAAAAAGGTAGACCAACAAGAAAAGCATTAGCTTTAAGAAAATGGAATTGTTAATATGAGTAAAGAAACAGAAAAAAAGTTATCAGATTTACATAGTCAATTAACTGATAAACTATTAGAAAAAATAAGGGATCCAGAGGTAAAAGCTTCTGATCTTAATGTGGCACGACAGTTTTTAAAAGATAACAATATAGATTGTGCCCCTACCGATAATAACTCGATAGGAAAACTAGCTGAGGAGCTCCCATTTAAGCTTTCAGATGTAATACAAGGTAAAGGAGACTTAAAGCAATAAACCTTAAAATACACGCCTCTAGTGGCGTTTAAAGGGTATATTATGAAAGAGATAACCCATGATTTCAGGAATTTCCTGTATTTGGCTTGGAAACACTTAAATCTTCCTAGTCCAACACCCGTTCAGTTTGATATAGCTGACTATTTACAGAATGCACCTAGACGAGCAGTAATACAAGCATTTAGGGGTATCGGTAAGTCATGGATCTGTAGTGCCTTTGTATGTTGGAATCTTTTAAGGAATCCTGATTTAAAATTCTTGGTAGTATCTGCTAGTAAAACTAGAGCAGATGACTTTAGTACCTTTACTAAAAGATTAATTACTGAGATGGACATATTAAAACATCTTACTCCAAGATCAGATCAGAGGGGTAGTAATGTTTCTTTTGATGTAGCCCCTGCTAAAGCGGCTCATTCACCCTCTGTCAAATCTGTAGGGATCACAGGTCAGCTTACAGGATCTAGAGCCGATTTTATTATTTCTGATGACTGTGAAAGTTTAAATAATAGTTTAACTCAAAGTATGAGAGATAAACTAACTGATAACGTTAAAGAGTTTGAAGCTGTGTTATCTCCTAAAGGTAAAATTATATTTTTAGGTACACCACAGTCAGATATGTCGGTATATAATGATTTACCCGCAAGAGGTTATGAAACTCGTATATGGACTGCTCGTATGCCTGAGAATACTAAGTTATCTAGGTACGAACAAAAACTAGCACCATATATAATTGATAATGAATTTAAAGAATTAGATCCAATAGATCCCGAAAGATTTAATGATTTAGAATTAAAAGAAAGAGAAGCTAGTTATGGCCGTAGTGGTTTTGCCCTACAGTTTATGTTAGACACAACTCTTTCAGATAAAGAACGATACCCACTTAAATTAAGTGATTTAGTAGTCATGGATATTAATAATGATATTGCTCCAGTTAAATTAGCTTGGGCAGGTAGTCCTGAATATATTTGTGAAGATTTACCGTCAGTAGGTTTTACGGGGGACAAATACTACAAACCAATGTTTAAGTCAGAAGATTTTGGAGACTACAAAGGTTCAGTAATGTCTATAGACCCTGCTGGTCGTGGTCAAGATGAATTGGCGATTGCCATAGTCAAACAACTAGGTGGTAATCTATTCGTGCAAGAATGCACGGGGTTAAGTGGTGGGTACACAGAAAGCAATCTAACTAAGATTGCTACAATGGCGAGAGACGCTAAAGTTAATATGATTATAGTCGAAAGTAACTTTGGTGACGGTATGTTCACTCAGCTGTTAAAACCTGTAGTTCAAAGGTATTATCCTGTGACTATAGAAGAAGTTAATCATACCAAACAAAAGGAGCTAAGGATTATTGATACCTTAGAACCTGTGATGAACCAACATAGGTTGGTTGTTAGTCCACAGTTAATTAGGAAAGACTTTGATACTAAGGATCCTAATTACCAACTGTTCTACCAACTAACTAGAATTACTAAAGATAGGGGTTCATTACGAAATGATGACCGATTAGATGCTTTGTCTATAGCTGTAGCCTATTGGGTTGAACAAATGGCCGTAGACAGCGAGACACAGTTATCTTCTCATAGGGAAGACCTTTTGAAAAAAGACTTAGAGAGGTTCTTAGAAGGAACTTTTGGTAATAAGCCAAAAGGTAATATGTGGATCTAATAGAAAAGACATAAGCTCTACAACTACCTTATAATCATTCTAAACTACCCTAATAGTATATACTATAGTATTATATCTATAAGTATTAGTTGTAGTATTAATACTATTAGAAGAACCTTATGTACCTAGTGTATACCAGCTGGGACTACTAGATATAGTAGACACGGTAGACTAAGACCACCGCTTTTTCAATAATGTAAGTATTTGTTAGTATTTGTAATACTACTTAACGAGTGATTATACTCGGTTCGCACATTTGGTTGCATTAGTGCAACTGTTTTGTTTTGTTGAAAAAATCTGAAAGGGTATCTTGGTTACACTCACTGTCAAAAAACCCCCGATACACGTCTAGGTTGCATTTTAGAAAAGACAATTAAAAACCAAGTAAACACAACAAGGCCGACAAAGGATATACAATCCTTTTAATTAAATAGATAACGGGTTGATTTAATTTGTTTGGGGTTTGATTAAGTGACG